GAACAGACGATTGTAATCATCATTACGGCTGTTTTTGGCGCATTAAACCTAGTGGATTGGTACACGACACGCACTGTATTGAAAGCAGGTGGTACAGAGGATAACAAGTTTACTTATTTCGTGCTTCGATTCATCAATCTTGATGTGTATCTGGCTGGAAAAGCAGCATTGGCTTTTTATGTTGGTTATCACATTGGATTTATATCAATGCCGTTTCTAGTATTTCTTACTACTTTGTATGGGTTCTATATGTATCGTAACTGGAAGCAACTATGAGTTTAGACAATGAAATCGCACAAGGTAACAAGGCAGAACTTATTTTAAGCGATATAACGCCTTATTTTGACATGGTTGAATCTGCCATATTAGACAAGTGGAAAACAAGCCCTGTATCTGACGTAGAAGGCCAGCATGAGCTACGCCTGATGGTTAAATTGCTGTCAGATGTAAAAGCTAATCTCTATACAGCAGTTGAAACAGGAAAACTTGCCAAGATTCAGGTTGAACGTGACAGTTTAATAGACAAAGCGAAAAACGTTATCAGACGTTTCGCATAAGCAATACCTAGCCAGTATCAATAGAAACCTAACGCTGTGAAGCGCAGGGTTGAGGGTGGCTCCCTCGACATAGACAGGAGTAATTATGAGTGACCAAGCCATTGAGCAGTCGCAAGAGCTATCCATTGAGGATAGATTTCAAAACCTTCTAGCTGAACCAGAGCAAGAAGAACCGCAGCAACAAGAGAACGAAGAAGAAGCAACAGAAACCGAGGAAGTAGAAACTCAAGACGGTGAAGAACCTGAAGAGCAAGTCGAAGCCGAGGAAGAAGAAGCAGAAGCCGAACTTGTTGAAATCGAAGTAGATGGTGAATCTTACAAAGTGCCAGAAGCACTTAAAGACAAAATCATGCTTCAAGCGGACTACACGCGGAAAACACAGGAAGTTGCAGAACAGCGTAAAGCAGTTGAGCAAGCGCAAGCCCAGTTGCAGATTCAAGCGCAATTACAGCAACAATCACTGGCAGAGTACGCACGGTTGACTTCAATCGGTGACCAACTACAGCAATATAACCAAGTAGATTGGAATGCACTATATGACAGCGACCAAGCAGAGTTCGTACGCCTGAAAGAAACACGGCGCGATCTCATAGACCAATACAACGGTCTGAATAACGCTATTGCATCACAGCAACAGCAACAGATAGCCAGACAGCAAGAAATCACACTTCAAGCAGTCCAAGAGGGTCAGAAAGTATTAGCGAGAGAGATTCCTAACTGGAACACCGATTTAGCTAAGACGCTTAACTCTTTTGCGGTTGACAAGTTCGGTTTCACATCAGACGAAGTTAATTCCGTTATTGACCCACGTGTGGTGAAGCTACTGCATAAAGCCTATCTGTACGACAAGCAAGTCAGCAACAGGCCAATTACGGAAAAGCGCGTTGCAAACCTTCCTAAAGTAAGCAAACCAGGAAGCAAGAATACGCAAGCCAATATCGCCACCAGCCGTGAGCAGGATGCGCGTAAGGCACTTAAGAAGTCAGGAAGCATAGACGCTGCACAAGCCGTGTTTCTGGCTCGATACACTAAATAAAACGCCGTGAGGCGCAGGAGAATTTAATATGGCAGTTCCATCAGGTACTTTTCAGACCTTCACCGCAGTAGGTAATCGTGAAGATTTATCAGACGTTATTAACGACATTTCACCGTTAGAAACGCCTTTCTATACCCGTGCTAAAAAAGGCACAGCAAACGCTACATTTCATGAGTGGCAAACAGACGCTTTAGACGCAGCAGCATCTAACGCCGCTATTCAAGGTAACGATGCAGTAATCAATACCGCAGTACCAACTGTACGTCTGCGTAACTACACACAGATTCTGACTAAAACAGTTTCAGTGGCAGGTACACAGGATGCAGTAAGCAAAGCAGGCCGCGCATCAGAGTTGGCTTATCAAATGGCTAAACGCTCTAAAGAGCTGAAACGTGATGTTGAGTATGCGCTGATTCGCAACCAAGCATCAACATCAGGTGCAGCTGGTTCAGGCGCAACACTGGCATCAGTTGAATCATGGCTGGCTACTAACAAAACATCAGTTGGTACAGGTACAGCACAGACTACACCAGGATATTCAGGCGGTACAGTTGCAGCACCTACAGACTCTACCGTTGCAGGTTCAGTGACAGAAGCACACTTGAAAGCAATCATCCAATCTTGTTGGACACAAGGTGGTGACCCTGGCGTGATTATGGTTGGGCCAGCTACCAAGTCTAAAATCTCTACAGCATTTAGCGGTATTGCAACACGTTACCGTGAAGTTCCAGGTTCTAAACAAGCTGCTGTAGTTTCAGGTGTAGACCTCTACATCTCTGACTTCGGTGAGCACGAGATTGTGCCAAACCGCTTTATGCGCGACCAGAATATCCTTGTACTGGATATGTCTTACTGGACAGTTGCATCATTGCGCGGCTTCCAATCTTTTGATCTGGCGAAAACTGGTGACAGCAACAAGAAACAAATTCTTACTGAGCTTACATTAGTGGCAAATAATGAAAAAGCGAGTGGTAAGGTAACCGACATCAACGCAGCGTTGTAATAGCTGAATGAGGAAGGGTAGCAGAAATGCTGCCCTTTTTTTATGGACAAACGCTTATTAGATTACGACCCATTCACAGGGTTGATTCAGTACATTTCACACAATGAAGCGACTGACGAAACAATAATAGAAACCGTGCAGGACACAGCACAACTGAACAAAGAAGTAGAAGCATCAAAAGACTTGCAGAACGATGCAAGCTACACACAAAACGGCATGAAGAACGACATGCTGCATTATGCACATATCCCTAGCGGTGTACTCATGGAATGGCATAGCAAGGGAGTAGACATTAAAGACCGTAAAGAGCTTATAAAATGGGTGAACAAGCCTGAATACGCTTATCTTAAAACAACTAATATGGTGCATCGTTGATAGATCAACAAATACAACTAGCGCACGACTTAGCCGAGCGCGGTGAACCTGATGAAGCATTACGCATCGCTTCACATATATTGAACGAGAGTCCAAAAGAGGCGAGAGCATTATTCCTTGCGTCTTATGTGTTCTTGCAGGCTGAACGCTTCGGATTAGCTTATAACCTGCTAAAACAGGCCAGTACAATCGTACCGTTCCGTGAACAGGTATGGAATAACTTAGGCATGTGCTGCATGAAAATGGGCTTTATTGATGAAGCTCGTACACACTTGAACAAAGCACTTAAGCTGAACAAAGACAACTATCCAGCCATGAACAATCTGGCGCTGATAGAAGTTAACGAGTGCAACCCTATAAAAGCTCTGGAATATGTGAACAAATCACTATCCATCAATGCTGACCAGTGGGATGTACTGGAAACCAAAGGCTATGCAAGCCTGATGCTAGGCAAGTGGGCTGATGGCTGGGATGGTTACGAGGCTATGGTAGGAAATACCAAGCAGCGTACGTGCGAACCACGCGCAAATGTCCCATATTGGGATGGAAGTGATGTGGATACATTATTGATACGCGGTGAGCAGGGAATTGGTGATGAAATATCATTCTCACGCCTGATTAACGATGTAACTTGTAACGTAGTACTTGAGTGCGACAGGCGCTTGGAAGGGCTATTTAAACGCTCATTTCCTAGCATCAAGGTACAAGGCACACGCTTTGATAAAGTGGCGCAATGGCCTGCTGTAGATGCTTACTGTTTGATTGGTTCACTGGCATGGCATTACAGGGAGAAAGAATCAGACTTCACAGGTGAACCATACCTGAAAGCAGATTCACAACGTAAATTACAGTGGCGTGCTTTACTCGATTCACTAGGTAATAAACCAAAGATTGGCATCGCATGGAACGGTGGTCTAAAAGACACTTTTACTGACCGTAGAAGCCTAGATTTAGAGGCATTACTGCCAATATTGAAACAAGACTATACCTTTATCATCCTAGAGTACAAAGCGCCTGATGTAGGGGCATTCGAGGCTAAACATGGCATCAAGATACACCACTTTAAACACGCAACACAGACCAATGACTACGATGATACTGCGGCATTGGTAGATGAACTGGATTTAGTTATCAGCGTACAGACTGCCATTGTGCATTTATGCGCTGGATTAGGTAAAGAGTGCTGGGCACTGATTAGCAATAAACCTAACTGGCGCTATGCCACCAAGCGTTATATGTGGGGCGATTCAGTCACCATGTACAAACAGAAAAAGACTTGGGCAGAACCAATTAACACGATTGCACAGGACTTGAAAGCGAGATATGGGGATTAAGACTAGCGCACTAAGTGTGATAGCTAAAATCAAGGCTAAAAACGTATTAAGCCTGTCATATCCTGATTTAGTAATGAGCATAGATGAGTGTGAGCAAGTCACAGGTATCAGAGCAACAAAAACCAATGATTCACACAAATGGCATAACAGAAAAAAACTGCTTCCTGAAACTATTGAGATATTCAGCAAGCTAGGCATGACATTGACGTGTGTGGACATTGTATCCAGTCGTGATGTTGAAACCGTGGTGGATTTGAATTATCCGCATGATTTAGGCCAGTTCGACCTAGTTTTAGACTGTGGCACTACCGAGCATTGCTTCAATATCGGACAGTCACTTATGAACGCTGCCAATGCCGTGAAAGTAGGAGGATATATCCTGCATACGCCGCCATTGAGCATGACTAATCATGGGTTCTACTGTCTACAGCCGACACTATTCTATGACTTCTACTCCCAGAATGGGTGGGAAGTGCAATTTATCGCAGGGGAGTTAAACAATAAATGGTTCGAGATACCAACAGTAAACCGCGTAAAAGTACCAGCAGAAGCAAGTCTAATCGTATTGGCAAAGAGAACGAACAGCAAGCAGTTAATCTACCCGATGCAATCAAAGTATCTGTCAAACCCGAATTTAAAGTAGTTTTCCTGCATGTAGGTGACGATAACCGTTTACCTGAATTGATGGTAGCAAGTGTTTTAAATGCGCTTCCAGACGTTGAAATTGTACAACTGACAGACTTACATACCAAGCAGGTAAACGGTGTTTCTAGCGTAGTTAGAAAGCCGTTTAATGGCTATCTGATGACGTTTCGTATGGCTCACCTTGCAGACCTGACAGGTAACTGGCTCACACTCGATACAGACATTATCTTAAATGGTGACTTAAGCCATGTATTTGACCAAGAATTTGACGTAGCTCTTACTAAACGTCACGGCAAGATATTGGATGAACGAGGCAAGGACATTGTATCAATGATGCCCTATAACACAGGCGTGATGTTCTCGCGCAATCCGCAGTTCTGGAAAGAGGCTTACAGATTATTGTTAAAGATGCCTGTATCAGCGCATCAATGGTGGGGAGATCAGTTATCCGTAAGGTTGGTGGCAGACAGCCAGAAGTACAAACTGTTAGAGCTTCCATGCGAGAAATACAACTACTCCCCAAAGAACCTAGACGACTATAAGGATTGTCTGGTGCTTCATTTCAAAGGCACACGTAAAGATTGGATGTTAAATGGCGATTACAAACTATAGCGAACTGCAAACATCAGTAACAAACTGGTTAAGCAGGACAAATGATACTAACCTTATCGCACTCTATCCTGACTTCATCACGTTCGCAGAATCAAAGTTCAATCGCGTATTCCGTACCCGCAACCAAGAAGCATCAGCCACTATCACGCCTGCAAGTGGCGTATGTGCGTTGCCTACTGACTATCTGGAACTTAGACGCTTATACATCAACACTGACGTTAAAATTGAGCTTGAGTACCTAGCACCAGAAGCATTCTATCTGCGCTTCCCTAGCGGTGAGGCTAATTCACGTTATTATACGATTGAAGGCGCAAATATTTTGTTAGCGGATAGAAACACGACTACAGATTTGGTCATTCTCTACTACAAGAAAATACCTGCATTAAGCATTGCAAACACTTCTAACTGGCTTTTGACTGCCCACCCTGACCTGTACCTTGCCGAGGTATTGGCAGAGGCTTA